ATTTACTCTTATAACGAAAACATTAGATTTGTATTTTCAAGACGGAATAAATATGCAGATAACTCATGTGCTTGACAACAAAGAACCTAAATTTATTAATATTAGAAACCCTAAAGAAAGATTTTTAACTGCATTGGAATATCTGAAAGATAACACAAGTAAAGGAGATTTAAACAGGGCATATCACAAAGCAAAAGCAATATTACATGGAAGATACTATTAGTAAGGAATTAAGCAATCTACATAAGGCAGATATACTGTTTAAAACTGTAGAGGAGATTACAGGTATAAATAAAGAAACTATACTTAGTAAAAACAGAGAAAGCAGAATAGCTATAGCAAGAAACATTATGGGTTACATTTTATATAAAGAAATAGGCTTTACAAGTACAAGTGCTGGTAAAATCTTAAATCTTGACCACTCTACTATAGTTTATTATGCCAAAATGTTTGATGAAAACTATCATTATTACACAGACTATAGAGATGACTATATTTTGATAACAGAATTATTTTGGAGCAAATTTGTGCAAACCGAAAAAGAAGAGCTTGATTTACAAGTTAAATCATTACAGTCTTTAATAGAAAAATTAAAGAAGAGAACTGAGTATTTATTAATTAAAAACAACTAAAATGGAAGAAAAAAAGTATGTAAACGGAATTGTTATTAAAGAGAGAGTCTTTGATAACGGAGGCTCACAACTAAAGATGAGTGTTAAGGTAGAGGATTTTATTTCTCAACTGAAAGAGATTTCAGATAATGGTTGGGCTAACCTAATTATTAGCAAAAGAAAAGAAGCTTCTGACACTGGTGTAACACACTATGTTAAGGTTGACACTTGGAAGCCTGACCCAAACAAGTCAAGAGCAACAGCTCCTAAAAAGGAAGTTGTAGAAGATGATGGTTTACCATTTTAAGATAGATTGGTTCTTGAGGGGGTTCGATTCCCCCTCTATCTACTAAACACAAACACAAAATATGAAAAGAAAATTTAAAGGTATATGGATTCCTGCTGAGATTTGGGAGTCCACAAGCTTAACGCTACAAGAAAAAGTTTTTTTAGTTGAGATAGACTCTCTTGACAATGAGAAAGGTTGTTATGCCAATAATAATTATTTCGCTAAGTTCTTTGGTTTATCATCAACAAGGGTCTCTCTTGTTATAAGCAGCCTCGTAAAAAAGGGTTTTGTAACCTCAACAATCTTACAGTCAGAGGGTAATAAACGAATATTAAAGACCTCTTTAATAAAAGTTAAAGACCCTATACAACAAAAGTTAAAACATAATAATACAGTTAGTAATACAAAGAATAAAGAAAAAGAGGAGCTTTTTGAAATTTTTTGGAAACTATATGATAAGCCAGTATCTAAGAAGCCAGCAAAACAAAAGTTTATTAGAATGTCTTTAGAGGATTGTAAGAAGTGTGTTGAGGTAGCTCCAATATATGTTAAGGCAACTCCTGATAGAACATATAGAAAGCACGCAACAACATGGTTAAACCAAGAGTGTTACAATGATGAATATACTGTAAAGACAGAGGGTATTAGTAGTGGTAACTTAAAAGGTATGATTTTATGACATTTAGTGATAACGGCATATATCTTAAAAGAACTTCAGGACAAGTTAAAACTAAGTGCCCAAAATGTTCTCAAGATAGAAAGAAGAAGTCAGACCCATGCCTTTCTGTAAACATTGATACTGGGGTTTGGAATTGCCACAACTGTGGATGGAAAGGAGGATTAAAAAAACATAACTTTATGAAAGAGATAGAATACATAAGACCTACACCGAAACCAATACAATCAAAATATAGCGAAAGCTTCCTTAAATACTTTGGCAGTAGAGGTATAAGTGAAAAAACGCTTTTAAAAAATAAAGTTACTGAGGGTAAGGAATATATGCCTCAAGTAGGTGGAGAAAGAAACACTATACAGTTTAACTATTACAAAGACAGTCAGCTTATAAATATTAAGTATAGAGATGGAGATAAAAACTTTAAGCTTGTAAAAGATGCTGAAAGAATTATGTATGGACTTGATGACCTTAAAGACTGTAAAGAAGCAATCATAGTTGAGGGGGAGATAGATAAGCTTTCTTTTTATGAGGCAGGATTCAAAAATTGTGTTTCAGTTCCAAACGGAGCTTCCAACTTAGAGTGTAAATATCTAAAAGACTTCCCTGATAATTTAGAAAAAGTTTATATAGCTACAGATAATGATGAGCCAGGAAGAAAGCTTGCAGAAGAGTTGTCAAGAAGAATAGGTAGAGACATTTGTTATAGAGTCGATTTTAAGGACTTTAAGGATGCGAATGAGGTAATCATACAAGAAAGTGAAAAGGGCCTGTTAAATGTTATTAAAAAGGCTAAAGCTTACCCTTTAGAGGGTGTTCTTGGTGTAGATAGTTTTGATTTAGATATTGATGACTTATATAGTAACGGTTTGTCAAGAGGAGATGTTACTGGCCACCAAAGTTTTGATAGACTATTTTCTTTTGCAACCTCACAGTTAACTGTTATTACTGGTGTTCCTACACATGGTAAAAGTAATTGGCTTGAGCATATATGTATGAAGCTTGCATCGCAGAATGACTGGAAGTTTGGAGTATTCTCTCCTGAGCACTACCCCTTACAGCTACACTTCTCTGTTCTTGCTGAAAAATTTATAGGTAAAAGCTTTAGACAGGTTACAAAGTATGAAAGGATGAGTAAGTCTGAATTAAACCATGCTAAATCATTTATATCAAATAAGTTTAATTGGATTAGACCTGATGGAGATGTTTTTACTATTGATGCTATTCTTGATTCTGCCGCAGGACTAATCAAGAGACATGGTATTAAGGGTTTAATTATTGACCCTTACAATAAGATACACGCACCTATGGGTAGCCAAAGTGAAACTCAATATATTAACGACTTCCTTACTAAGCTAACTATATTTAAGCAGAAATACGATATTCATATATTCTTAGTGGCACACCCAAGAAAAATGCAGAAGAAAGATAACGGATTATATGATGTGCCAACCTTGTATGATATTGCAGGTTCAGCAAACTTTTATAATCAAGTTGACAATGGTATAACTGTTTACAGAAACTTTGAAACAGAGTCCACTCATGTTTATGTTCAAAAAGTAAAATTTAGACACATAGGAGAGCTTGGAGAGGCTATTTTTAAATACAACTTGCAAAACGGTAGATACCACGAATTTACTGAGTACCCTGATAATTTGCCGTATTTAAAGGAAACTGAACAGTTGGAATTGTAAAATATTATTTGTATAATTGTAAAAATTTTTTAAGATGACAGAAAACACAAAAGGATTAGAAAAAATAAGAGCTTTCATTGACCTTGAAGTAAACGGAGAGGCTAAAGGTGGTATATTCATAAAGTCTGATTTGAAAGATAAGATAGAGGAGCTTGAAAAGTCAGGAGAGGTTAGGGTTGTTGGTGTTGTTTATGATGGAACTTATAATCTTGAAATAATCACAAAACCTGTAGGAGAAGCTCCTAAGTTTAAAATAAAAGGTAAGAGAAAATGATAACGCTATTTGAAGAGATTACATACGAACTTACCGACTACGAAATGGATACACTTGTTCCTGTTGTAGTAAAAGGGCTTAAAAATAAGATTGGCAAAGAAAACGCAATAACAAATAGAGTTATATGTGATAAACTAAAATCTGCCAACTATAAAATAAGTGAACCAAGGCTTAGAAAGATAATACACCATATTAGAATAGAACAACTTATAGTTGGTTTATGCTGTAATAGTAAAGGGTACTATGTAACAGATAGTCTTGAGGAGCTTGGAAGATATGTAGAGAGTCTTGCACAAAGGATAAGAAGCCAGCAAGCTATATATAAAAGCATGAAGAGGGATATGGATAAAATATCTTTATTAGACAGAACATTTGACTTAGACGATAAAATTAAAATAAATAACTATGGAAAAGAAAAGTAAGTATTATTATGACTACACGAGAAATTGCGGATGCACAGAGGAGTGTAAGAAAGCCTGTAAGAATAAAAGTATTGATGACGGAGTGCCTGAATACTATAAAGGTAAAGATGGATACCAGGCGAGAAAGGTTGTCGAGAACTTTGATTTAAACTACAACCTCGGAACGGCTACAACATACATCTTGCGTGCATATCGTAAACACGATACAGCAAAAGACTGCATTAAAAAAGCAATACATCATTTACAATTTGAACTGGAGGCTTTAGAAAATGGAAACAAATAAAAAGTTTGACAGGGAAGAATTTGAAAAATACCTTATAAAAGATGACGACATTAGTCTTACTTCTTGCTGTAATAGAAAATATTATAAGACGAAGAAGAATTTAAAATGTGCTGGCTGTAAAAAAACTGTAACAAGAGATATAGTTGCAAGAGGAATTATGAAAGGAATAGATACTATGATGAAAGAAAAAGAAAGAAAGCAGCTTGAAGAAGAAATGAAAAAAGCTGAAGAATCAAAACAAGATACATTTGACTCTTGGGTTGGAGATTTGGAAAAACAAGAACAACCTGAAGTTTGCAACCTTGATGATGAGGATTGCGAAGCTTGTGGCTCATAAATAAGTTATGGTAAATATAAAAATAACAGCAGTTTCAAAACCAAGAATGACAAGGGCAGACACTTGGAAGAAAAGGCCTTGTGTAACAAAGTATTGGGCTTATAAAGATGAGCTAAACGAGCTGATTAAAGGTATTGATGTAGAGCTTGATGACGAGTTGTTTATTGAGTTCTATATGCCTATGCCTAAATCATGGAGTAAGAAAAAGAAAGCAGAGCTATTCAACAAGCCTCATAAACAGAAGCCTGATATTGATAACTTAGTCAAAGGTGTTATGGATGCCCTATTTAAAGAGGACTCTCATGTTCACACTATATACGCTAAAAAAACCTGGGCTAAAGATGGAAGTATTAGCTTTATTTCAGGAAAGAATCTTGTCGGATATTTGAGTTAGGGTCAAACTTTTTCCTTTGCTTATAAACTATATTTTTAGCCTGCTTTTCTGATATATCATATTTTACAGATATATCAATAAAGGTATTTCCTACATGACCCTTGTTTTGAACAATAAACTTGTCAAAGTCATTTATCATCATATAGTTCCTTAAAGTCTTAGGAGGTATTAAACCCATTGATGATAGTTGAAACAAAACATCTTTTAATGCGAAATCTTCGCCAAATCTGTTTTTTAACTTATTATAAACAACATCTCTAAACTCAAACACTACTTGTTTTTTATTAGCCATTGTTCTTGCTTATTAAGGATTCAGCCCAACGCTTTACTTGGCTTACACAGCTACCACAAGTCCTTGAAGAGGTGCTCCAAATTTTCATAGTGTATTTTGTGTGCATATCAAACAAGACATCTAAGTGGTCTCTTCTATCTTCTTTTGGGTCTTGCATTTTCTCATAGTGGTGCTTTATAAGAAGCACATCTCTTGTTGTGATTTCGTTACTCATCATCTTCATCTTTAATCATTTTGTGTATATCCATAGCCACAAGAATCATAGCTACGATAAATACTATTGCATAATACTTTACCATAAGTCTTTAGGACATTTAATGTAAAACTCGTTTATTCTTGCTTTAGCATTTAAGAAGCATCCGCAGTCTCCACACCTTTCGAGTGCCTTTATATTAAAAGGTTTTTCGTAGGACTTACAAGAGTTTGACCTGCATATAGACATTCTTTCTTCAAACTTTTTGTCGTCAACTTTTTGGATTCCTTTACCAATAATAAAGCTCCAAAATAATTTTGCTAAATCTTTCATGTAGCAAATATACAAAAAATATTTAAAAGATGGTAGAAGTTAATTCAGTAACAGCTACACTTTGTTGTGAGCCTGTAATTGATGCCTCTGTTACTATAACCTCTTTGCTATTTATACCTGAAACAATATTAGCAGCCAACTGTTCAAATTGCTGAGAACTATTAGCTGCACCTGACGATTGTAATATGTTTGAAGTTCCTGGCATAACACCACCATCAGCAAATCTAACCCCACCGCCAGCAGCGTTCATTTCAGACAACTGACCTCTAAACATAGCTGTTGACCTTTTGTTTATAACAGCCTCTCCACCCTCTAACTCAGCAACTCTACCACCTACAGCGAACTTAACACCACCATCAGCATGACTTGGGCCTACAACCATTCCACCTTTTGCGAATTTTTCTCCGTCAGGAACTAAACCACCCTTAGCACCAACAAACTTTTGTGATGCAATAGCCGCAACCTGAGCAGCAACGAGTGCAGACATAAGAGGTGCAGCAGCAATAGCTCCAATACCAGTTTGCCCAGCAACCTTTGTAATAGCTAAAGCACCGTTTATTGTTGCCATAATTATATCGTTCATCTTCTGAACTTGGAACTCTTTTTTCTTAATTTTTCTAAGCTCCTGTTGTTTCTTCTCCTCGTTAGCTTCTTGTAGTAAGGCATATTTTTCTCTAACATCCTCTTGAGCCTCAGCGTTACCCTCTACAGCTTCAAGCTCTCTCTCTAAAGAAGTGTTCAAGTCGTCTGATTGAGCAGTGTAAAACTCGTTTATTCTTTGTTTCTCTAACTCCATCTTATTTGTAAAGAAAGTAGAAAAAGCATCAAAGGCCACGCCATAATATTCAGCTATTTTATTTATAGTATCTAATTGGTCTTGAACATTACCATCGAGAGCATCTTGATTTATTTTATTTATTTCATTAGTAGATTGTCTATAAAGTTCCTCTTTTTGTCTAAGGTACTCTTCATTATTTTGATAATCTTCTCCGTAAAAATCCTGTAGATTTTGTAGTTGCCTATCGTATTCAGCATCGACATTATCTATTTCGGCTTGAGCTAAATCTTCTCTTGTTTTTCTTCTTAGCTTCATAGCCTTAAAGAAGTTTAGCTCATTTCTCTCAAGTGCTCTTGCTTCTTGCTCTCCTGCTTCAGCAATATCTCCAGCAACACTAAGGTCTCTTTCATTTTGTATTTTTTCAATAGTAGCTGCATGAGAAGCATAAATCTGTGCCTGATAAGCAAAAGCGGTAGTTAACTTAGCCTCCTCTTCATCAAGCATAGATTGTAGTATTTCAAGCATAGCATCTTTATTGCCCTTTTCTCCATCTATAGCATCATTATATTGCTCTACAGTAAGGTTCTTTATTGCATTATACTTACTTTTATTAGCCTTTATCAATCTTGCTATTTCATCTTTATCGTTTTTATCCGATATAGAATTTATGTTTGCTATGTTAGACTCCATTAAGGCTATCTGCTCTTGATTGGCTTTTATCTCCGCATCTCTTCTGTTGTCAGCTTGTTTTATAGCACTTTCAAACTGGTTGTCAATAAGGTCATCCATAAGCTTTGAAAGCTTCTTGAATTGGTCTTTAGTCTTGTTTAAAGCGAAACCTGCCTTGTTACCAAAGTCTGTTACAGAGTTGCCTGCCGTCTTTAATGAACCATCAAGTAAGCTAACAAATCTCTCCATTACAGTAAGCTCAATATTCATTTTAGCTGTGTCTCCAGCGGCTTTTGTAACATCAAAACCAAGCTCTTTTACAGAATCAACAAAAGCTTTAGTTTGTTTTTGTGCCTCCAACAAAGGGTCTCCTGTTAAGCCTATCTCTTTAGTTACAAGGTCTCTATAGTCAGTAACCCAGGTAAGCTCCGCAAGCTTATCTTCAGCCCCCTCTTTAAAAATAGCCTGTTCAGCAGCAGTCATATTTCTAAAATCCTCTAACTGGTCGTCATAAAACTTTCTTTTTTGTTCCCTAAAGGTTTTTTCTCCGTCAAGTTTTAGTCTTTGATAAGCTTCAGTTTCAGATAACTCTCTGTCAAGTCTTGTCTGTATTTCTGTTATTTCTGTTTCGTTTTGAGCTATAGATTCATTTCTTTTATCTATAATAGAATTAATTGTGCTTATCTGCTGAGAATAAGCCTGTCTTTGAAATTTATCTAAACCTCTTTGTGTTTTTAATAAATCTTCAAGTTTAGCTATATCAGAAAGATTCTTTTCTTCATTAATTCTTTTTTGCTCTAATAACTCTTCATTTTCTTCTTTTAAAAGAGCAAGCCTTGTCTTATCTTCAGCCTGCTTATTGGCTAAGTCTTTTAATTCAATAAGTTCTTTTTGAGTGGCAAGTTCAATATCCATTAAATCTACAGCTCCTCCAAGCTCATCTTTAAACTCTCTTATAGCTTCTGCTCTTTTTTTACTTTCTGCATTTAAAGCTATAACACCACTTATAGACTCATCAAAAGCATCATTAAGTCTTGACTGCTTTCTTTCAGCCTCACTCGCCTCTTCTCCAAGTAAAAAGTAAGCTCCTGCAAGAGTTGACACCAAAGAAATTACTAAAACAAAGGGATTAGCCTTTGTAACAGTGTTTAAAGCTGCTTGTGCTGTTGTAGCTCGTTGTAATTGTATAGTCAAAAGCTTCATGCCTCTACCAAAGAGAATAACATTTTTATAAAGGGAAACAAGACCCATAGCAGCAAATCTACCAGTCAAACCTACTAAAGCAACACCAACAAGCTGAACTGTTGTTCTTATAGCCGCTAAAGCTCCCTCGCTTTGCGTAATACCTTGTATAAACTGAGTTAGTGAGTATGTTATACTTCTTAGAGCCGTATCAAATTCTCCACCAAGAGCTATACTTAAACCCTCTGTTGCAGATTTAAGTATAGTAAAGTCTCCCTGTAGGTTGTCAAGTCTAATAGCTGCCATTCGTGTAACAGCACCCTCTGCGTTATTTAAAATATCAACACTATTTTCAAGACCGTCTATATTTTTTATTAAAGCAAGAAAGGCTGGAGCTGAACGCTTGTCAAGTAAATCAACGGCTTGCGTAGCAGAAAAGCCCTCTTCTGAAAGTCCTTTCAAAGCGTCAACAAGTTGAGGAACACCTTGAACAGTTCCTCCAATTTTCTTTGTTAATTTAGAGTTGGCATCCCCAAGTCTTAAAAGTATATTCTTTAAGCTGTTACCTGCGATAGAGCCAGCAATACCATTGTTAGCTAAACTACCAAGAATAGCAGTTGTTTCTTCAAGAGAGAAACCTACAGCTCTCGCTACAGGGGCAACAAACTTCATAGACTCTGTAAACCTGTCAAGATTCAAAGCAGAGGTTGTGAATGAAGCCGCCATAACATCTGTAACATTTTTCGTTAAAGACGCATCAAGATTAAAAGCTCTAAGCGTAGAACCTGCTATCTGTGCAGATTTAGCCAAAGACTCTCCTGTAGCGGCAGCAAGGTCAAGAGTAGATTTTGTAGCCGCATCAATCTCATCAACCGTAAAACCTAAACGAGCAAACTCTTCTTGTAGCTTACCAACCTCAGTTGCTGTGAAAGATGTAGAAGCACCAAGCTTTAAGGCTGTCGATGAAAGAACCAAAAACTCATCAGCAGTAGCACCTGATATTGCTTTTACAGCAGACATCTGTGCCTCAAACTCAGTAAAGGTCGATATAATAGCCTTTACAGAGCCTGTAATAGCTCTAACAGCAAAAGCGGCAGCAATAGCTACAGCGGCTGATTTAAAGGTGTTAACGAGCTTCCCACCTGCCTTGTTAAGGTTGTTAGCTTGAGTGGTTGCTTTCTTCATACCGTCAGCAGTTTTGTTAAACTGACCTTGAAGCCCTTTTAATTTCTCTTGCTGTTCCTGATACTCCTTGTCCGTCTTTTTAAGCTTGTTAAGCTCTGTTGTAGCTTTAGCAATTTCTTTCTGAAGCTTTACAAGGTCTTGCAGGTTTGCCTTAAATGTGTATAAAGTTTGATTACTCATAATATCTTTTTTCAGTTCTTTCTTTTAAATATACTTTTCTTTTCTCTCCGTTTTCAGCGGTGTAGTAAACATCTCCTGTTATAGTGAGGTCTTTGGTTGAGAACTCAGCAACAACCTCTCCACCATATATAGAAACATCTCCGTCTTTTGTAACACTGATAGCGTTTACCCTTTCTATTTTACCAGTTCTTTCGTCTCTATAACCTCCACCAACTTGAAACGAGTGAACTCCAGTTGGCGTGTTATAGCTACCTATAACAGTTTGATTAGGAAACGCTGTTAACCCTGTTCCTAAAGCTATTCCGTTGTTTTTTATATTATTAGCCTCAGCAGGGTTTACAAGGGCTGGATTATTTGTTAAACCATTATATTGATTTGAAGAAATAAGCTTTTGAGGGCTTTGACTTGTAAAGTTTGCTAATTGAGGGTTTGATTTTAATATTTCAGCAGTCAAGTTGTTTGATGTTTTTACAGAGCTTGATTCAACAACATTAACCCCAGGGCCATCTGTATAGTAAACACCATTGTCTTGAACCGTTATAGTGTCTCCGTTTACATCTGTAACAAAACCTTTACCTCCTGTTGGCTGTTTACCACCGTCTTTTATTCCACCATAATTTGTAGGTTTGAATTTTTTATCAGTGCCAAATCCATACTTCCACTCTACAAGCTCAACCTTTGTTAACCTATCTTTTCCTGGAGCATAATCTATAATTTTATGAACAGTCCAATATGTGTCTATCCCACCATCTATTGTTATCTTTATGATGTTTCTAAAATCAAATTGAGATATATCAACAGCAGTTAAGTCCATCATACAGGTTCTTAATGCAGCACCTCCACTTATTTTTTCATAAAGCCTACCATAGTATCTATCAAACAACCCTCTTTGGTAAGCACCAAGAGGCACTACTCCAGTCATAGTGTCGCCTATACCATACCAAGATAAATTATTCTCAATAGCACCAGCTGCTCCTGAATGATTATAATTATATGTGTATGCGTATGGGTAAGAGTTTTGTTGAACAGGGTTTCCGTTATCATCAGTCAACTCCCAGCTTCCAGTAGCATTACTAAGTCCATGATAGTTTAATATTCTAATATTAAAATTAGTGCTATTATCAGGTCTGCTTTGATTGTTAAACCAACCCCAATACACAGGGTCTCCACTCCACAGACAAGGCATAACTGGGTATGGTGCTACATTAGAAAATGTTTTATCCCCTGAAGAGCCTACACCATCAGGAGCTTTGATTCTAAATGTAGGAGAAAATACAGTTGTTCCAAGAGTTGTGTTCTCTTTTCTATAAAGATTATCGTTTGTTATATTAACAGACCAAAGCTCAGTATCCATATCTTGATTATAAATAGCTACGAGGTCATCACTATTATCCTCTTTATATTTATATCTTACTGTTTTAGCTAAATCTTCTATTACAAATTTATCACTCCAGCTTTTTCTATCTATTTTTTGAGACCAATCTTTAATTACTCCTGAGCCATAAAAATCATCATAAGGCTCAACGCTAATAGTTTTTGTTTCTTCGTCAGCAGTCCAATACAAGTTATATAGCTCAGTAAGTCCTTTAAGTAGGTCTAACTGTTTTACGCCACAATCTAAAGATTTAGATAAACTTACTTGATATGGAGGCACAAAAGCCTGTTCAACAACTGGCCAAACAGCAAAGTCTTGGTCTATTACTCTTGCTTCTGCACCGCAATTTGGCTGTTTGTGATTTACACCAAACCACCCTATTTGAATTTCATCGCCCTGCACTAAGTCTATTTCGCATAGTAATTCTCTTGTCATCCAATTATTGTCGCTTTCAGCCGCTGAATAGTTAGCGTTAGCAACTCCCGATAGGTTTCCAGGGCCTAAGTCAGGATTTGGAACATGAACAATCCCATCGTTACCGCTAATATTACTATAACCAGTACTTAAAGGAGCAAGACCATTAATCAATACCCAAGCAGACCAGTGCAGAGAGTTTCCTCCGTTACCACAAAGAATTGACGGATGATTAAGTTTTGCTGTTGCTTGATAATATATTTCATATCTACCAGTAAAAGGAACTACATATCCATTTTGGGCACTATTACCTCCACCAGGAGAATATAAGTTGCAACCGTTTTGACAAGGGATACTTGGAAACCATTTATCTTCTACATAAGGGGTTTGTGCGAATAAAGGAGGGCCATCTATATATGGCAAGCTTTGTTGAGCAGCTAAAGATGCGTGTGCCGAATAATCTCCATCCTCTCCCAAAGCATCTCCCTGTGAAGCGTTGTAATCTTCATCAGAAGTGTAAGGTATAATAAGCTTCTTAAACATAACTGAATTAAAGAAGTTACTCGATAAAGTATATCCTGCATCTAAGAAAATTTTATCAACTACAGCCTTAACATACACAGCTGGATGAAAGTCATTTATACTATGAGCAGTCTGTAAAGCGTTTGTATCTTTAGACCACTTTCCGTAATTTATAGCAGGGTAAACATAAGGTATATTATCTACACTATCAGACCAGCTTGCTGTAATTGTAGCGTAGCTTTTTTCGTGCTGAGGAAATGTTAAATCACAAAGGTTTTTATCGCCTATAATCTCAGGCCAATAAGCAGGGTCTTGTAATATGTGGCAGCTATATCTACCACCACTTCCTGTATCTGTTTGCTCAATTCTTGCCCAACCTTGAAAAGCAACAATTCCATTGGCTCTTATTCTCGCTTTTCTCCAACGAATATCTGCTTCATCTCTATGTGAGCCATCAGCAGTAAGAACCTTTAAAAATTTATTGTTTCTATTGCTTGCTGGTAGTTCAAATGTTTTTGAGTAACCTGTTGACCTTTTACTTGGGTCTCTAAGGTCTCCACTATTAAAAGTTAGAGCTAAAGGAACTTTATCTCTATCAAAAATATCTAAATAATTGTAGTCGTATGATTCTACCTCTATCTTTCTATTTATATAGGTTGGAACATCTATCTGCCTTGTATTGTGAGATGAGTTTCTCAACTCAAATCTTGATATTTCTAAAGACGCTGGTAGTGAATCATCAATCTTTGTTACTCTAAGAATTTTATATTGATATTCATAGAATATTTTTTTAGCAATCTGCCCTGATAAAAAACCACCACCACCAGTTTGTATTTGAATAGAGGTACTCCAACCACCTATAGCTCCATCAACATTCGGATTATATTGCTCCTCTGTATCTATTGTGTTATAATGAAAAGGAACGCATACAGTGTGATTCCCTGTTGTTGAAATCTTTTCCCAAACAAAATCAGTTCCTGTTTGACTAACGCCTGCCTCGGTAAAAGCAAAATCATAGTTATTGTTATCTGTATAAGTTAGAACATCAACAACGCAGTTTGTCATAGAGTCTATCGACATGGTTAACTCATAACCCTGTGTCTCGCCCTCAAAACAGTTAAAAATATCATGCGTACTCCTTAATCCAAAAGTGTTTGTATCCTGAACCATTGAGGCAAAATTTTCAGTTCCATTTGGTGCTGGAACAAAACTTGCGTGAACAGTTTGAACACTGTCGTCATAATTAACATGACCATTTGCATCATAATACCAATTACCTCCATGAACATAAGGAGATATGTAAAAGTCAAACATCTGCCACCAAGATGGAGAATTTATAGCCCCAGGAGGAAACTGACTAAATCCGTTGTTACTTAAATATTGCCCTATACTTTTACCTCCTGAACCTCTTACAAGAAGCTTTCTTCCGTTACCCTCTAATATTTCAAAAGATATTCTTGTGGTTATTCCTGAAGATGCTTTAGGTACAGCGTAAAGCATACGCCCTTGCTCTGTGTCTGCATTTCCGTCAGCAAGAAGATTGTTTACATAATTAAGCCCTTGTGGTGCATTGACAGAGTTAAAAACACCGTTAAAATCAGGACTAAGACCTCCAGCAGTAAGAAAATCAAAAACAATACCTACACCCTCGGTTATTTCAGAATCAAAATCATAATCATAAGCATAAGTCATACTTGCGGATGGAGCATACATTTGGTATGATGGATTAACACCTCCCCCTGGATAAACCTGAGGGGCGTTACCTATTTGTTCTAATCCATTACATTCTAAT